GTAAAAAAGCAATATCAACGTATAAACATAAAGGAAAGATATGGGATGATTGAGTTACCTGACTTTGATGAGATAGATGACAACCAAGGCATAAGAATTAACTGTCCTAGTTGTGGTGGGTATGGTACATTCACTGCTACGAGAGTTGATGGAAGTATTCTGTACAACTGTTACAAAGCAGGATGTTCTGTGTCTGGTAGGAAAGATGTTGTGGGGTCAAGCAAGTATGTTAGACAAAAATCTATCATTGCTGCTGAGCCAAATAAATATGAGTTCGATATACCAGAACACTTTTCTATTTATTTCCCAAAGAAGATGATTAAATATTGTAATGAGAATAATATTGATACTAATAAAGTACAGTTATACTATGATGTTAAATTAGACAGAGCAGTATTTCCGATCTTCATGGCACAACCATCTAACTTTAATGTTCCTACTATTTGGAGAAATAAGGTGGTTGATGCTGTCGGTAGAACACTAGGAAGATCATGGAGTAAATGGCATAGGTATGGTAACTCAGGTTTACCTTTTATTTGTGGTAATAGTGAGACTTGTTATGTCGTTGAAGATTGTGCATCTGCCGTAGCTGTATCACAATATGGTACTGGACTTGCATTGCTAGGTACAAATTTATCTGATCATATACTTGACATAGTATCAAACTATCCAAGTGTTGTGGTATGTCTAGATAGAGATGCATCTGCCAAGGCAATACAAATGAAAAATAGAATTGGACAATTTACTAAATGTGAAGTAAGATTACTTGATGTTGACCCTAAAGAAAAACCAGAAGGAGTATTATGATGACTACATACAATAGAGCCTTTTCCATGCCTAACAGTCAAACTTTTAGCATGAAACCTATTAAAGAGTTTGTTGAACATTGGATTGGTGTAGCCTATTCCGCTGAAGACAGAAATAATCCAGTTGTTGTAGATCCCTTTGCTAGAGATAGTAAGTATGGTACAATAACTAATGATATAAATACAACCACACGAGCCGATTATCACATGAAAGCTGATGAGTTTTTGGATATGTTATTGGACTCAGGATTACAAGCTGACGTTGTTTTATACGATCCACCGTACAGTCCAAGACAGATCAGCGAATGCTATAGTGCTAGTGGTATAAAGACTACACAACAAGATACACAAAGCACTTTCTATACTAAAATAAAAGATCGTATCAGACCCCTTGTCAAACCTGATGGTATTGTGTTATCATTCGGATGGAACTCGATGGGAGTCGGTAAGAAGTTTGGTAACTATGAAGAAATACTATTGGTAACTCATGGTGGAGCGCATAACGATACAATATGTGTTGCACAAAGAAAGGATACAAACGAATATGTCTAATGATTTATTAGGACTATTTCTATCTCATAATTTCTATGAGAAGAACAGACACTTGATCGCAATGGACTTCTTTGAGAATGAAGCCAAGAAGATCTGGCGTAGCATTGAGTTAGGTCATGCAAGGTATGGGCGTGACTTGACCCCTGCTGAAGTGGAGCAGGTATTGTTCAGTGAGTTTAGGACTATGACAAGTAGCCAGAAACAAGCTATGATGATGCTGACCAGAACATTGTCTAACGATATTGGTGAGGATGTTGCAGAAGATGTTCTCAGAGATCAGTTTAAAGTTTACTTTGGTAGACAGTTAGCTGATCTTGGTATCAAGATGATGGACAACAAGGTGAATGACCTGACCAAGGTTAATGAATTATTGGGTAAGTACGAACAGAACTTTATGCCCAAGGAAACTATACAGGAGATTAAACATGACGTGGCATCTTTACTCCACTCTACTAAAGATGTATCCAAATACAAATGGAACCTCAAAGGACTCAAAGAAATCTGTGCAGGTATCGGCCCCTCGACCTTCTCCGCTGTCTTTGCTCTTGTCGAAACTGGCAAAACTGCGTTCTTAATATCTACACTGTTTGGGCCAGATGGTTTTTTGAACCAAGGTGCAAAGGTAATGATACTAGGTAATGAAGAACCTGTCGAGCGCACTGCATTGAGAGCAGTTAGTTCGTTCACTGGCATGACTGACAAAGAGATTGCTAATGATACTATTACTGCACACAATCAATGGGATGTATATTCTAGTCAGTGTGTGTTCTTGAATACTGATGAGGTGTCCTCGATGGAGGAACTGGATCAGTTACTAGCCAAGCACAAGCCTGATGTACTAGGCATTGATCAGCTAGACAAGATGCAAGTCGGAGGTAATCATGCCAGAGATGATATACGTTTGGGTGAGATCTATCGTACTGCTAGGACGTTATCCAAGAAGCATCAGTGTGCAATCATTGGTGTGTCTCAGGCTAATGCTGAAGCAGATGGTAGAACTGTATTACGTTTCACTCAGATGGCAGGAGCAAGGGTAGGTAAAGCTGCTGAAGCAGATCTTATTATTGGTATAGGTAAAGAGACTGAGGAAGGTGGTTCAGACAATGGACTCAGACATATCTATGTCAGTAAGAATAAGCTAGGTGGTAAGCATGGTACTTGTACTACTGTGATTAAACCAGAAATATCTAGATATATTGATTAATAACTTGACAAACCGATTATTATGTGATATTGAAGTATTCCCCTTCGGGGGGATACATTACCTAGGAGGTATAATATGCTTGAAGGATTAGCTTGTTTAGCACTTAATATATATCATGAAGCTAGAGATCAACCGATAGAAGGTCAGGTAGCTGTAGCTCAAGTTGTAATGGAAAGAGTAAAGAGTGATAAATATCCTAACAGTATCTGTGAGGTGGTAATGCAAGGACCAACATACTCATGGTCTATTAATTATCCTATTAAACACAGATGCCAATTTAGTTGGTACTGTGATGGACTGAGTGACAGACCAAAAGATATGATTGCCTATTTAAATTCAGTAGATGTTGCAGAAAAGACTTTACATGGACTGAAAGATGTGGTAAAAGGATCTATATACTACCATAGTACAAAGGTAAACCCTTGGTGGGCAAAGTACAAGATAAGAGTGAGACAGATTGGTGATCACATATTTTATAAGTGAGGATGTTAAATGGAATTACTTAGTCACGCACATATAATAGGAATATGTTTTGTTACGGTTTTAATAATGCTATTTGCAGGAGAATAATATGAAAGATAAATATGTAATTGTAGGAAAACCTTGGGATGGATATGGTCAGTGGGAAGTCGCTTGTACAAAAGCAATGACAAAAAAAACTGCTGAAAGAAGACTAGATATATGGAATTTAGGAGGTGTACCTACAAATCATTATGATTGGGGTGTAAGTCCTACTGGATATTACTATAAAGATTATGCTATTAAAAAATTAAAAGATGGTCTAGATTTTAATGATGTAATTAATGATGTTTGGATTTGAGGAGAATAAGATGGAAGATTATGCAATAATTGTAGACTTGGAGGTTGACTTAGGGGGAGATCGTAAAGATCCCTCTCCATATAACAAAGAGAATACGTTAGCTGCTATTGGTTATACTACTAGAAGGTTAGATGGATCTTTGATGTATGAGGATGATGATGAAAATGTTTATATAGTTAGAACTGCCGATGCATCCTCAACTGACTGGGCTACGTTTAAAGATGTACTTAAAGATGCTACCTATGTAGTTGCTCACAATGCTAAGTTTGATGTAGCTTGGTTGCGTGAGGTAGGTATAGACTGTCGATCAAAGATTATTGATACTATGATTAACGAGTATATACTCAACAAAGGTATAAGAGATAAACTAAGTTTGAAAGCATTAGCAGAGAAGTACGATGTTACTCGTAAAGATGACTCACTTGCCGACGCATTCAAGCAAGGTTTGAACTACAGTGATATGTCTAAAGAAGATCAAACTACTTATCTTTACTATGATATTGTAGCCACTGCTGAAGTATTTGAAAGGCAAGAAGCACTGTTCAAGAAGAACTCTAACAAGTCTTTGATACCGATACGAGATCTTATGTGTGAGTTCTGTGATGTTCTCACTGATATAGAACGAGCAGGTATGGCTATCGATACTGCTGAGATGCATAAGGTTGACCATGACTACCAAGTAGAACAAGCAGAGTTGACTGAGTATCTTAATAGTACAGTTAAAAAACTGGTAGGTGACACACCAATCAATCTTAGTTCACCAGAACAATTGTCTCAGGTTATTTATTCATACAAGTTAAAAGACAAAAAGACTTGGCGTGATGTCATGAACATTGGGGTAGATGCTAGAGGTAAACCAAAGCGCAGACCTAGAATGATGGAGTCAGGTTTTGTTCGATGTATTGATGAATGTTTTGTTCCCACGTTCAAGACCCAAGCCAAACGCTGTTTGTTTTGTAATGCAAAAGGAACTATACAGAAGTATAAGAAAGATGGTACACCATATAAGAATACAACTAAGTGTGTGCAGTGTGAAGGTACTGGATTTATCTATAAAGAGCTAGGGGATATAGCAGGACTAAAGGTTAATCCTACACTTGCTCTGGCATCAGCAGGAGGATTTAAGACAGACAAGCATACACTAGTAGAACTAGAGAGAGGACAGAACAATCAAGAAGTCAAGAAGTTTCTGAACTCTTTAATAAGATTATCTGCTATTGATACATACAGAAGTTCTTTCATAGAAGGAATATTCAAGAACATGGT